AAACTATTCTGTCTTGCTGCATCTGTATCTTCCCAAGTGACAGGAGCTACATCAAACAACTTTTCAGCAGACAAGAAAGGTTCACTAAGAGAAGCATATCTCCACTCAGCTTGCTTACGAATTAACTTAGGTACAATCTTAGATCTACCTACTACAGGTGTAATAGCAGCAGATCCTTTAGCATTCATATTGTCATCCCATGTAGTGAGATTACTAATATGCTCATTCTGTGTAGACCTACACTCTGTCAAATCCAACTGTAAGTCATACAGAGTTGGTTCTTTCTTCCAATCAGTTAGAGGCTTTAAACCTGTTTCAGTATTGTCAACCATCACACAAACCCCTTAGAACTAAACTTATGATACTCAACTGTCTCTTCAACATCTAAACCAACATTAGCTAATAATGCACATGCTGCCTCATATTTAGAATAATAGTTATTCCCTGTATGGAAAGGTGCTCTATTAACAGCACTCTCTAAACCAACAGGATTAAACACTCTTGAGGCTACAAAATAAAGTAATGCCTCTAAGTAAGTACGAGGTAACTCTGTCTCTATCAAACTTGGTTCATACTCACCTAGTATGTTCACTGGTACTAACTCAATAGGTGTTGGTGCCATTTTACACGTAACCGTGAGTACCTGTGGTTCTACATCTTTAACCTTAATCGTAGACAATGTAGGTGTAACAACTGAACCAGTAATACCATACTCTACTCGGTTAATAGGTAATTCAATACCCAACTCATCCATTACCCTAAGTACCTCTACTACATTCTCTCCCAAAGAATATAAAGTAGTACCTTTAATAACTGTTACAGCTACCTCAGCATGCTTGAGACTAAATCTCTTAAACAACTCAGAAATACCTAAGTTAATATGCGTAATTAACCTATTGTAATCCTTAGTAGTCACACTACCATCTTCCCCTATTGATAACTTAGAGAACTCTCCATAAACCAAGTTATCAAATATTTCACTTAACTTAATTGTCATATAAACCTCATACTACGTAGCTATTGCTGTAATTGGTTGAGTCATCTTCAGAAGTATCTATAGCCCATATACCGTCTGTACCCATAATAGGTTTAGTACTTTCTTCTGATGGTCTAAAAGTCTTCATCAAAGGGAGCATGGATATCGTATCAATAAAGTCATCATGCTTAGCTTTTAACCCCCCAATAGACGCTAAACTTAATTCATTCATCATCTCAGACATTTCTATACCTGTCTTCTTTTCTAAGGGGAAATACATCTTACCTGCCTTAAATAAAGGAACTACTGTATTAAACCTAATCAATTTACTCGTATTAGGTCTAATACCAGGTCTATTAGAATTACCATGTGAGACAATATTAAAGTAACAGTTCTTAGTCATCATTTGATCCATGATCCAAGGAATGAAACCTTCTTGTTGTCCTGATACCTCAATCCCTACACCCATTGGCTTATAGATCTGTACGTAGTTAAACAAGTCTTCAATACTCTTATCAATCGTCTGTCTCTTCACTTTACCATCTACCCAGAAGAAATCTCCTGCATAGTTATAAGCCCATATACTCGTTACCGAGTAATCAGAATGTTGCTTCTCTGATACTGTATAGTCAGTCGTAATATAGAAGTTAAAGTTACCTCTATTCTGTAAGACCTTATCTAGCTTGTACCATCTGATATCTGCATCTTGGATCAATCTATCATCATCACTCAAAATCCTTAGCATCATCTCTTGATTAAACCCTGCAGTAGTACCCTCCATTACAGCCTTATCGTACATGGTCTTAACATACTCATAAGTAAAACGATCTTCCCATGATCCTCTAAACTCTTTCTCCTCACAGGGAAACTTCTCACATACAGGAAATACGTTTACGTCCCATGCACCTGACTCAGCAGCCTCGTACAAAGGGTCACTCTGATTAAACGGAGTACCACTCCATATAACCATGTTCTTACTAGGATGTAGCGCATACTCAATCGCCTTACCTGCAGTATCCCTAATCTTATTCATCACCGTCTCTGATCTTGCATCCTCATCTGAAACCAAGTCATCTAGTACAGCTAACTTAGGTCTCTTACCCATTTCCCTTGTTCCCCTTACCCCTGTTGTAGCACCATACCCTTTAACAATAAAAACATTACCCTCAATGTTATGAAACTCCCATCTGATATCCGTAAACTTAATCTTAGGTACATACTTCTGCAAGAAGTCAGAGTTCTCCCATCTAAACTCTAAGTTCTTACGCATTGTCTTAACACCGTTATCTACAGAGTCAGACACATACAAAGCTAACTCTATCTTACCAAAGTTAGGTATGTTCCCATAAACAGCTAAGTACAAAAACAAATACTCACCCATAATGGTACTCTTAGCAGCACCCCTATGAATCATATTAAGAATACGTACTACATTCTTATTCCTCGCTACATTACCAATTCTATCCAACATTCGATAATGCAACACAGGTGTCTTGTGTTCTTCCCCTTGCTCCCCATTAACTAACTTAATAAAAGTAACAAACTCTAGTGCAAAGTCAGTAGGCACATAATTAGGGTCATTAACATAACTAACCCCATTCAACCATTCATCTACTGTCTTGGAAGTAATACTACTCATCTCTTACCTCCCCACGCTTATGACACACTATCCCACCCTTAACTGGGATCCAACAGTGCCTACATTTGAGCCAAGCAAGTAAGTACTTAATCATTGTTCTTCTCCGTCAGATATAACACCTCTGGTGGTATCTCTACTTTAGCGTACTTACGTGCTCTACCACACTTAATACAAGATTCAAAATGAGAACACCTAAGTGGATCTAGTCTCCAATAATACTGATCAGGTCCCCACTTATGCCAACAATCTAAGTAATGCCAAGAGTCAGGAAAGAAAGACCTGAACCAAAGGTATAAACTAAACTTATCTACTTCACCCCACGGATTTCTCTTAGATACTGGTACTCTATATCCACGTTCAAACGATCTCATGACATTCCCCCTGTATAATTCTAGCTTCTGCTACCTCTTTAGCTGACATGTTACCTGCCAACATCTGCTCCTTACATTGTTGTGCTAATGCTGCAGTAGCATTCCTTAACTCAGCAATAGAGTTATCTTGCTTCACATTAATATCCAACTCTACCTTAGCTACCTCAGGTACCTTAAGATGAATCAATAAACTATTTGCTGCATCACTTCTTACTTTCTCCGATACAGCATTTAACATCAAATCTCTCTGTGTATTCAAAGCCTCCTGATACATATCCATATTTAACACATACATAGGTACCACAGTCTGTGCATAAATAAGATTAACCAACTGGTTCTTCTTATACATAGAAGCATAAGCATGAATCGTATTAGTCGGTGTACCACTATTAACCAATGCCTGATACCTATCAGGAAATGTCTTAATATAAGCCTCAAACCCACTCTTACCCATTAACCTAGCAGTCACATACTTAACAGCATTGATGTAATCAGCAATCTTAAATCTACCCTCTTGTAACACAGAAGTATAAGAAACCAAGTTATCCCTATAATCCCTATAGAACTCTGGTTCTGCTATTGCCTTATTAACTTCATCTAATAAGTCTTGACTAACAGCTCCCCTATTCTTCTTAGGTAAAGCTTCCTTTAACTCATCTAATGTCATCTCAACAACTTGAGACATAACTAATCTCCTGAACCAAGTAAATAACTTAGCTTATAGTTCATTTTAGTTTTAATGGAAACTTTTTTATATTTTTTATTATCTAGCAAAATAACAGAAAACTATTTGAGATTTCTTTAACCTTAGTAAAGTTACAGGTGTGAAACTTTTTCTAATTTTTCTAATCTTGGTACCAATACAGGGGATACACAAAATCCAGTAATCGAAAATGATTTGACCCCCCCTAATTCAGTTTCAAAATAAGGTTGCTTAAAACCTATGTCAGTTAAGGATTAACTAATGTAAGGCTACGCCTGATAAGTGAATATAATTAACTGGAGTAACCTCAGATGTTGAACCATATAACAAGTATCCTATTCAGTGTAATGATTGCAATGGCATATTGTACACTGCTAATAGCAGTTGCTCATCACGACTTGAATGCAGGCTATGCCATGTCATCAGAAGAATTGAAACACATAATTGTGTTTTCATTGTCCTTGTCAGTGCTCATTGGGTCATGGTTGACTTATGCACTGCGGAGATAAATAAATAGCCTTATGCCTTAATTGGTGTAAGGCTAATTATTCTTAGGCTTCGCCTGATAGGTGCAATAAATAACCTATAGGAGTAATTGCATGTCTATATCAAAATTGTGGAATGCCTCGTTAAGTACCTTGACTAATGGTGTTGAAGCCATTGGCAAAGTTTCCCTCTCAGCCAATATTGCTGCTGATATTCTCGTTGATCTCTCAACAGATTATAGGGAAACCAATCGCATTGAATCCCAAGCAAGATATCAAGAGGTACAAGCTGAGCTTACTCAGAAGCTTGCTGCTCTTGGTATTGCGCATGAGCCTGCACCACAACCAAGTGCCAATCGCAAAAAGACTCCTTTAATCTAACCTAACAACACTACCTACCTTCGGGTAGGTAGTGTGGAGAAACGTAATGAATGCTATTAAG